GGTCAGATGTCATTATTAGCTACAACAACGATTCAAATTCCAATCTCATTTGTTCAGATTGGACCGCAAGGAGAAGATGGACAGAGGAATGAACAAACATTAACGCTAGATTTGTCCACAGCAGAGACAGAATGGATTCCAGGTGGTTACTTTGGAATCCAAGAGCTGGACATTTCTTTGGCACCAGAGGGTGGTATAGCTAACGCAAAGTTGGTCTGCGTCTATATCAAAAAAGACTAGGAGAGATATGAAGACAACACAAAGTGGTTTGTATGTTCCGGAAAAAGTAGAAGAAAAAGTAGAAGTACAGCAACCAGCAGAGATGGAGATTTTGAAGCATTTGTTCGAATCAACGATTACATTTTTCAGGCTAGTAAACAAGACGATGGAACACCTTGGTTACAGTAGACAGAAACGTCGTCAAGTATGGGATGCATTAGTTAAGAAATCAACAATCGCTAATGAAGATATTGTCAAAGCTTTATTGGATGAATTGAAGCCAATATTAGAAGAAGCAAAGGTCATGGCAGAAGCCGACCAAGCTTCAAAACAGAGTAGTACACAAACACAGGAGGTAGTACAATGAACTGGGGAGCATTTTTTCAATCATTAGGTAAGTTTTTCAGTGGCATTGGTCAAACATTTTTGGCCAACGTTATGGCAGCAATCCCTCAAATTGAACAAGCTGCAATCAATTTCTTAACAGGGATCGTAGACACAATCATCACTGACATCGAAACTGGTGTCATTCCTTTACCAGCATTAGCAGTAAATCCTAATGAACCTGGTGCTGTTACTGATGTTGAAGCTCAGGCATTAGCTCTTGGTAAAGTAAAAAGAGATGCAGCATTTAATGCAGTAAAGCAGAAGCTTGCAGGTATGACGATTCCTGAAGATATTACAGTTACAAATTCGTTGATTTATTGGCAAATTGAAACATCAGTTCGCAAGTATAAGACAAACAACTCAGGAAATGGTGGTAATTTTCCTGGCGGTAACAGTGGACCAGTAGCAAAGTAAAGGTATTCATATGGCTTATTACGACGGAATTGCACCAAGTTTTGAAGCTCTCATGAAGGAATTCGTTATAAATCCTATAGCGTTAGACCCTAAATCAAGAGAGAATCGTCGTAGTAAAATCTATGGATATTGGAAGAATATTTACGCTGATACACAATCAGTTAATGCTACATACAAGAAGACTCGGGATTGGGCGTCAAAGGTCTTTGCTCCAAAGCAATCTGGGGCAAGACCTGCCTTCCCAAAGTATCCCGATGAACAAATAGACGTATGGAGTGAACCACAAAAAGAGAGAAAATCTACAGAGGTGACAATATGAAATTTGATGACATCACAAAAGTGAAGAGCATGACGAATCAAATATCTGAAATGGTTTACGTTGAACTCAAAGACAGAACAGTGGAATTAGAACCTGGGAAATCTTTATATAACGTTGAAGTAAAAAACTTAAGTGCAGTACGACCTTATATGAAGATTGTTGAGAATCTGACTGAGGTTGTACCTAACTAAAGGAAGAAGTAATGCCTAACGAAATCTACGATTCTCAACTTAAGACATTATTTGAAAAGCTAGATAAGCTTCACGAAAGATTCAATGAGCACACTCGTTGGGCAGCTTCAGAATCAGCAGAATTAAAGAATGAAATAAAGCACATTAACACTCAAATAGAACAGATTAAAGAAGAATACAGAATTAGCCAAAAAGAGCTCCATGTAGTTGCAGAAACAAGTAGCGAAGAAAGATTTAGACTAAAGGAAGAAGTTACAGAAAAAACCTCAAAAGCAGCAATTGAGACGATGAAGATGATTGCAGATGGCAGAGAGGATGCAGTTAAAAAAGCTAATGCTTACACTAACAGGGGAGTAATTATTGCAGTTGGTGTTTGTTCTCTCATTTTTGCCATTGTTGAAACTATCTATTATCTTCAACAAATGCATATGGGGGTTATAACAAAATGAAAGTTATGATAGTAGATAGCAGTGAAGAATCTCTACATACTGAAGAAATAGTAAGAAGTGTTTTTGAAGATTGCGTTGTAATTATAGTTGACGAAATTTTAGTAGCAAAAAGGTATATTGAAACAGGTATCATTGATTTAGCTCTTGTTGAAATAAAGCTTAAAGGTGAAAGTGGTTACAGAATTATCAAGATGATTAAAACATTTTCACCAAAAACAAATGTTGCTGTTCTTTCGAACTCTAGATTCGGCTTAGATTGCTCATTAGCTTTAGCACTTGGAGCTGATGATGTATTTGTCAAGTCAATTCAACCAAATAACTCTAAGGACCTCAAGGGTTATTTAAAACGACTCGGGAGTGGTGAACATGCGAATGTCTGATAAGAAAGATAAAAATTCATTTTACGATGCTTCTGTAAAGCTCCTAGCTAACAAATTCATGAAAGCTATGGAAAACCCAGAAGAGGAACTTGTAAGGCTTCACGAAGGACTTGAAAAAACGTATGAAATGTGGGCAGAAAAATTTGTAAGCGAAGAAGGATTAAAAGAAGATGTTTGGATTGAATTCATGACTCAAGTAAAAGGTAAGAAGAAAAATGGATGATGATATTGGAACAATCACAGAAGCAATCGCTTTAAAGATTCAGCAGGTCTTTGGACCTTTGCTTCCTTCTGCTGACATCAATAAGGATATTCTATTTGCTCCTGATGATATTGCAATGAGACAAAGAGCAGAGGCTGGACCTGGTAGTAATGTTCCTGCTCAATTAGAAAGCCAAAGAGATAAATACACTTTTGGATTCATTAGTTTCTGGCTTGAAAATGCTCAATTCAGTTGGGAAAGAAATAGAACTCCTATGGGAAGAACTGGTCTTAATATTGGAACAAACACAAAGCCTAATTTCGTTAAAGCTGTTCCTTGCGATTTAGACTTCTCAATTGTTCTTTGGACAAAGCATAAGAAAACAGCTAACAATTTCATCAAGCAGTATTGCTTCTTACAGTTAAATAATCCTGTTCTAGATTTATTCTGGACAGATTCACCAAGTGGAAACATTCCTTTAATGTATCAATTCTTCATCAGACCTGAAGTACCACGTTCTGATAATGTTAGTAAGATGTATGTTGAAGGGAAATATTGGAAGCCTAAATTTGGATTCAAAGTTGAAGCTTGGCTCTTTGAGAATATCTCAATTGGCACTGCTCAAACAATTAACTTGGATATTTGGAAACAACCAGATGTAGTTACATTGGGAACACCTATTAACTCTACGTTAGTAGTAAGCGAGACAATAACTAATGAGTCTTGAAAGTATTTTCGATAAATGCTTCAAATTAGATTCAATGTTCTCAGAACCAGTCATTGAGAAAAAGAGAAGCTTGTTTGAAACACTCGATGATGATGCAGTTCAAAATGACATTGTAACTACCAACGAAGGATTTGACGACCCAGATGACCCAATAAGGCTTCAGCTAAGGGTACCAGAGATTCTTCCTTGTTCGTTCGATGATACAGTTGAATTCTGGTTGAAGAGAATAGAATTTTGGGGAAAACTGAAGATTAAGTATACTGACCCAGAAGGAAAGACAAAGAACATCAGTACTTCAGAATTCGAAAAAGCAATGACAGAGCCCGAAGAGATAGTAAGAGTATTTGGAAAATGGGATATGAAAAAGAAAAGTATTAAGTCATTCGAAGCTTCTAGAGAGTTCTACGATAATTCAGGGAAGAAGCGAAAAGAGACATATTTTGTCGACATAGATTTAGACAGAGACTTAGGCAACGCGTTTAAGGGGAAATTTTAACAGGGAGGAATCAAAATGGCTTTCAATTCAGGAGCACCAAACATTAACTTTCAAGTAACAAACTTGAGCCAGAATGTACCAACAGCTTCAACTTCTATTGGTGCTATGGTTCTTGCCTCAAATAAAGGTAGCGTTACCGCACCTGGGCTTGTTACGTCAGTACCAACGTTATTGGCGGCATATGTCAATGGTAACCCACCACCTAATGATTTAGGTCTTCAAGCTGCTATTGGATTCTTACAGCAAGGAAATCAGCTGTATATCCAAAGAGTTGTGAACGGAGCTCTTTATGGTGGTATCGAAATTAAGAAGGGTGGTTCACCCTATGTAGAGGCACCGTTTGCTTCAGGTTCTGCAAATCCTGCTACATGGAACTTTGGACCTGATGGTATCTTTACCATCTATGCTGTTAACCCTGGAGCTTGGGATAACACGATTTCAGTTTCAGTCAACAGCATTAACACTTCGAATAACACATTTGTTATTCAAGTTTTTCAAGATACAAACTTAGGTCTTCAGCAACTTCAGGAGACATGGACAGTATCTCGTCAGAAACAAACTGATGGTTATGGTAACCAACAGTATTTGATGACTGCAATCAATGGTTACAGCAATTACATCATGGTCTTGGATAACCCAGCTGAAGTAAGCACTGAATATCCAAAGCCAACTGTATCAGTTATTTCTACCTATTTTGCTAGCGGTAGTGATGGTTCAACAGTAACTGATGCTCAAGTTGTAACAGCATGGCAGAATTTTGCTAATCAAAACACAATCTCTGTTAATGTCCTTATGTCTGCTGGACAAACAGGTATTGCTACATTGAATGCAATTGCAAACATTGCTGAAGAACGTGGTGATTCTTTTGCTCTTCTTGATATGCCTTTAGCAGTAACGGCATTATCAACTGCAGCACAAGTAGCCTGGGTAGCTAATACGTTGAATTTGAATAGTACATATGCTGCTATCTATAGTCCTTGGATTACAGTATTCGACCAATACAATGGACAGAATACTTATATTGCTCCTTCAGGAGATGTTGGTGCAGTAGTTGCATTAACTGATAGGACTTACAAGGGAGCATTTGGTGCACCTTGCTTATTCAACCGTGGTATCATCAACCGTGCTATTGGTATATCCAATGCTACAACGTATGATGATGGTGATTTGAACACGTTGTCTGATGGTAACATCAACCCTATCATCAATGATAGTGGATTCGGAGTAGTAGTTTACGACGAATTAACGTTAGCTGCAATCGAATCTGATTTATCATTCATCCACGTTCAAAGGTTGATTAACCAGATTCAAACAGCAAGTATCCCTGTAGCTCGTAGCTACCTTGGAGAACCATTACTTCCAAGAACTTACATGAATATCACTGTTGAATTCGGAGCTTACCTTGCAACATTACAAGGCCTTGGAGCTTTCGATGACAACCTTGATAATGGTTGGGAGCTTATTTGCAACAACACAAACAACAGTGCTACAGATAGAGACAATGACACCATTAACATTTGGATGTTTATTCGTCCTGTCCAAGTAGCTCGTCAGATTCAAATTAACGCGATCATTACTAGGAGTTCAGCTAACTTCCAGACAATCATCGCAGCAGGAATATAAGGAAGTTTTTAAACAGGAGGAGTTAAAATGACACAAATCGGTTCAGATGTCTTAAAGAACAATCTCGGAAGCGTTGCTCGTATTTATGAATGGGATTTTGAAATTCCTGCGCCTCCAGCTGCAAGTTCGGGCGATGTCTGGTTTGTCCGTGCTCAGACAGCAATCATTCCTGGAAAGGAATTTGAAGACATCCACATAGATTATAAAGCAACAGGTGGTTTTAATGTTCCTGGACGTGAGAAATACTCTCATGAATTCCCAGTAACATTGATCGAAAGCCAGGACTCATTGACGTTCCAAGCTATTAACAATTGGCAAGATATGATTGTTGATGCTACAGATGGAACTGGTACTCCTGACAACGATTTAAAGACAGATGCTATCATCATGCTTCAAGATGAAAGTGATAACAATTGGATGACAATTCAGATTGTTGGCATCTACCCTAAAAGAGTAGGCGATGTAAAGTTAACCTACGGAGAACCTGGTGCAATCAAATATGACGTTGTATTTTCATACGATCGTTGGATTGTACTTAACACTGCGAACTCATAACTATGGGATTCCTTGAAGACGACATAATGACCTTAAGGTCATATCCATTACAGAAGACACAGAATTTTGAATGTATCCTTCCTGATATTGGAGCTAACGATCCCACACTCGTTAGTCGTCTTGTTCAAACTGTGAATTACAACGATTATGTTATGTCAGATGTGAACAGTATGATGTATGGCCCCAACCAGGCATTTTTTGCTGGTTCAATGAAAATCGAGGAATTTTCAATCACATTCCTTGAAACTGAGAACCAGGACGTGAAAACGTATATCAATGCTTGGAGGGGCCTTATCATAGACAACCAAGGAAGATTCCAAGTAAAGCTTGGATACAATGCAGGCTATGCAAGAACAGTTACGATGAACTACATGGACAATGTAGGTAATACAACGAACTTATTATTGCTAAGCAATTCATTTCCTTTGGGTAACAATGCACTAGAACTTGACTATACAAAGTCAGGTGTTCAAAGAATTACAGTAAGATTTAGAACTGACGGTTTAATACCAGGTTCATCACAGAGTTAGCAGGGAAGCTGCTAAAAAAGAGGAGAAGTAATGGAAAACAAAGAGACATACCACGTTTTAGACCTCCCATCAAGACTGAAAGTTTACAAAGATGTCAAAGAGATTTCAATTCGTTTCCTTAAAGGAAAAGATGAAAAACTCCTTGGTGGGTTGACGATTAGCAATTGGGATAAAAAGTATAACATCCTTCTCAATCAAGTATTAAAGGGGATAGACCCTAGAGAATTAACGCTAGGTGATAGAACGTATATTGCAATTTGGTTGTCAGCTAACTGCTACTCTCATATTTATCCCATTGAAACTTTGTGCCTTGAATGTTTTGCTAAGGTTAAAGTTAAAGTTGATTTGAAGAAGCTTGAAAAGGTTTACCTTTCTGAAGATTTTGTAGAACCAGAACCAGTAGAGCTTCTTGATGGAACAGTAATTCCTATGAGATTGCTAAGGGTTAAAGACCAGATTTCTTATCTTGATTACATTGCTAAGGCTGAAGAAGATAGGCCGAATTTCAAGTTAGCTTTAACAATGGAAAATGATATGACATTAGCACAGCGCCTTGCCTTCTTAGATAATCTCGACACAAAAGATTTGGGGATTCTAAGGAACTTTCACGATAAGCATGTTCATGGTGTTAACCTTGACGATTATGCATTTGAATGTCCGAAATGCAAGGAGGCCGGCACAACGCCGGTACCGTTTCGATTCGAAATGCTTGTTCCAGACAATGAAACCGTATCAAATTTTGCAAGAGATGGAGTTTGAACTTTGCTTCTTCGGTAATTTCCAACCTTCAGAAACTATGGAGTTGGGAGTATCAGAAATAGACTGGATGCATTCAAAACTAGTAGACGCTAAACGAAAAGAACTAGAAATAGAAACAGCTAAAAGGGGAATGAATGCTTGATTTCAACGCAATCAAAGATTCGTTAGATAAGCAAATAGGCGGAAAGAAATCTATCTCTGTTGATAGTTCAACTTCTAAAATCCTTGAATCTGTTCGTAATAAATATTCAAAGGATTATATTTCATTCTTAAATGGAATAGAAGAACATGACACTAAAGACAAAGAGCCTTTCTATAGAGAACTCAGAGCACAA